AGATACTGTTGCTTCTCCACTCTTGATTCTGCGTAGAAAGTCCTCTGTAACAAGATAGTGTAGCTCGTTAAAACTCTCTTCGGTTGCTTTCTTGGGTATAACCCTTGGATTTTCGTTCATCTTTGATTCCTTTTTTTCATTTCTTTTATGTATTGCTCCCTTCTTTCAAATTCCTTTCCTCTTTCAATCGGACCTTGAAAACCGGGAGGAGTATAAAAATCCTTTAGTCTGCTTAGACCACCTTCTTGAATATCTTTTGCAATAGCTGCATCAAACTGTTTAGATTTGTTGCCACTACCTCTTTTGTTTTTCTTGTTAGGCATTACTCTTGTGGTAATAAGTTTTTCTTGACAAGGGCTGTAAGCTTGTCGTCTATTGTATTGTCAGTAGTCTTACTGTATGCTTCGAGTAGTTTGACTACAAGTTCTTTTACAGCTTTGCTGCCCATAAACTTGAACAGTATTGGTTTAATTAATGCAATCATTAGAATGAGGGGGTTGTTAGGTCTGCTGTATCTTCTGTTTTCTTAACAAAACGTCCGTTTTCGTCACGCTTTGATTTTGTTTTTTTCTTTGGTTTTTTAATAGCTTCAACTTGTGCTGCTATTTGATTTGATAGTGTGCTCATTTTTAAAAAGGCCAGCCCCTTTTTTCAGGTTCAGGACTGGGTGGTAATAAGGATTGAATGGGAACGATGTCGTGACACATGTGTTCAACACGGCTTCCCGGTCTCAGGGTAAAACCCTTTGACTGTAGTTCTGCACATTTCAGTGCACGTACAAGCTCGTAGTCGAGCCTGAGTTTTTCTTCTTGTCTCTTCGCAATTTCTTTACATTGCTTATATCCACTCTTATCTAGCGGAACCATAAAGTTAATTTGAAAACCCCAGTTCTCATTTAGCTGGTAGCTGGAGGGATGTAACCCTTCCATATCTTCTTTCTCGGACCACGGCTTTGCGTGGTTGCCCATGTAAAATGGCGAGAACGTCATCGTGCTGCCATTACAAGCCACTCCCGGAGCATATTGCTGCCGAGAGGCTGCACCGTTATTTTGGAACTGTACAGCCTGATTTGTGACGTTACCTGTAGCTGCTGCTACGGGATTGGAGGTGTTATTAACTTCTGGTTCGTCTGCTAAAACAGGTGTTATTGTGAGAAGACAGAGAGCGAGGTAGTGGTAGTATTTATAGTCCAATCTGTTGTTGCGTCTATTTGCTCTACTAAGCCTGCTGCTCTTGATGTTATTTCGAGTGTCCAGTCTGCTGCTGTATCTGTTACAGAGAATGTTGTAGCTGTGTCTGCAATATCTCCGGAAGGAGTTACATTTGATCCTGACCAGCTCTTGACCTCTGATCCAAATACTTGCGTCTGCTTGACTTCTTGAACTGTTTGAGTGGTTGTTGTCGTTGAGTTCATACTGCCCTGTGTAAACTGGGGCGTAACTGTGTTTGCTCTCGCTACTGCGGGTGACAACAGGGCTAAGAGTATTATCCATTTTTTCATTGTTTTGGTTTATCTTCTTTAGATTTTTTATTACCTGTAGACAGGCCGAAAGTGGCAAGTGCCCCTGTAAAAATCGAAGCCACGAATGTGATGTCCGATGATGCTCCTAAAGGTTTTCTGACCATAGGCAACTCAACATAATTAAGAGTAATAATAAAACCAGACCAGATGACTACACCAAGGCGTACCATAGCACCTAGTATTTGCATCTGCTCTTCATGGTCGTCTACATTCTCTTTTATTTTTGTGAGGATGTTTTTCTTTTCTGGTTTTGCTTCCATTTATCTACTTTTCCTTGTATTGTCTTTTGTAGTTTTTTCTTAATTGTATTAAAAAAAGGTTGTGCAAAAGTTGTTACTGCAACAGCACTAATAGCTGCATAGGTCGCAGCCATGACTACCTCAGTTGTAGGAAGTGGTACTTCTACATTAAAGTATGGAACTTCTAACTTAGGTATAGGTGGTTGTTCAGTCTTTTCTGTTGTTTTAGATTTAGTCTCTTTAGGTTTACGTAAATCACTAGGAGGTACTACTAAAGGTTTGTAGGATGGAATGTCCGCTGTAGGTAAATCTAATGCTGGAGTTGGATATTGTTGGGCTGGTGGTAAGGCTAGGGTGGGAAGATGGAGTGCTTCGCCTGTCATAATTAAAATGTCATTTTTATAAGGCTCCAATAATAAAAGCAAGTAATTCAGTATATCTAATGCTGTATTGACTACCAGCTTCTCTTGCTGGAGTTTTTATTGTGCCATCATCAAATTTTTCTTCTGCTTGAGCAGACCATTCGTCATAACAAAATAGTGCATAATCTTCTGCTTTAAGACCTTGTGCTTCAAAAGCTGTTTTTACTTCTTGTGCAATTACACCACAATGTATTCTTGCTTTATCACCTTTAGCTGCAACTGCACTTTTATATTTAAATGTTTTTATCAAACCTTTTAATGTAGTAGCTACAGCTTTTTCTGCTGTTGTTAAAGATTGTATGTCTTGTTTTAATTTTTCATCAGAAGTTTGTATTGTACCGTTTGTTGCATAAATATCATCAAACCTATTTGCAGAAGTACCTAAATCATAATCATCATCTGTGTTAGGAAAAATATTACCCCAAACTCTAAGACCACCTGTTTCAGCTCTAAGATTTATTTGCCCTTTAGCTACAACATAAATTTTACCGTTACCAAGATTAGTACCATCACCATCAGTGCCTCTAATGTATGAATCGTAATCTATATTACCACCACTTGAATGAAAATGAATCTGAGGTGTACTTGTATTATGTGTTTTACCCAACTCTATTACAGGATCGGCTTGTATTTTATAGTATGTTTCCCAATATTTATTTCCATCTAATTGCGCTCCATCTGTTGTGGAAGACCAATCAATTCTTGTAGTACCAGTATTAGTAGTAGTTTGTACCTCATTAATATATCTACCATCATTTAATATACGGCATCTAGTAGTTTTATCTGCATTATCAGTAAGAAACGCAGCACCCTTACCTCGATACATGATTCCGTTTTCAGGATTATGATCGGTTAGAAGAGTCCACCAAGAAGGTCCATGAGCAACGTACTGAGCTTGTATTTTTTGTGATACAAAATTAGTGCTATGAATACCCCATACATAGTAAGGGCTATTATCAGGGGCAATATCATAACCATGAATATATTGTGTAGAATTTTGTTTATGCGATCTTAAACCAACTTCTATTCCTGTTGCTGCATGAGCGTTAGTATCTGTTGGTAAAGCAATTTGAAAATTAGCACCCCATATTTTAGTTATAGGATTAATAATAATTCCTGTTGTACCGCTAGGTGTTGCAGCAGCTTCGTTTACTCCAGCTTTATACCAAGCACCAACATTAATAGTAACTGTGTAATTACTTCCAGATGCAACTGGTGACCATGATGTAATAATTCCTGAAAATTTATTAGTTGTATGTTTAGTATCAATAAACATACCAACGTGAAGTCTTTTTAATTGATCGTTAGTTAAAGTACATACAACAGAAGTTGCATTATAACTTGTAACACTAGAAAGATTTATCTGTTCAGTAGGATCTGCATAGGCATCTCCATAAATACCTACAGCATCACGATCTGCATAAGTATCAATATTTGCATCACTTGAATGACCACTAACTTCAGCACCTCTTTGTATGTTAGGACTAATTTGTGCAGTAAATGCTGTACTAAATTCTCTACTTCCTCCGGGTCTTAAACTAATTCTGCCTTCTCTAACTATACGTCCAGTTAAAAAACCTTCAGTACGATCATTACCAGTTGAATCAGATGTAAACCCACCATTATCTAAACCGGGAACAACAGCACCTTCATCAAACATCCAAGTTATAAAAGTACCGCCACTATCAACCGTATCAGTTATGTGATAAACACCAGCAGGTACATGAACAGTAGCAGCTTTTGCTCTGTCAATTGTACCCATTGTAGTTATAAAGTTTGCTGCAGCAGCTTTTGCTGCCAAACTAAAAGCGTTAGTATCGTCAGTACCACTTACATAAGTTTCAGTACCATCATTATTTGAATCTGTATAGACTGCATCTCCTACTGCACCAAAGTCCTTTACAGAAACTACATCTTCTAACTTACTATCAATTGTTCTAACTGTTGCACCTGTACCAGACGGTGTAAAAGCAGTCTGGTCTGCTTGTATTTTTGTTAATGTCATAATTTATGCGGGAGTAAAGTCGGTGTAACTACCTGCTTTGTAAGTAAAAGAAAAATCAAATCTAGTAGTATTAGTAAGTTGTGCATGATCTACGTCTGTTATACCTGTAGTGCCAGCGTATTGAAGTTTTATTTTTGTGTCATTTCTAGCAATAGTTAGTATGACATGCTCATTTGAAAAATTAACATTATCATAAAAACCAAGTGTTCCAGATTGAAAGAAACTAGCACCGGAACTAGCGTCTATTGTGTCTGATATAAAAGGTAAACCACTTATAAAAACGTCACCTGTTGCATTTTTTGTAGTTATAGAAACTCGACAAGTAACATGAACCAAATCACCTACTTTAACCCAATCACCTACTTGTGTGCCTTGTGTATTCGCACTACCACCTGTGCCTGTAATGCTAGGTGTCCATCTACCTTTAGCTTGTGCTGCTGCATTTATAAACGTATTAGTAGCTGCACTTGAACCATTATTAACAAGATTAAAATCTGCTTGATCTGGATGAAACACAACAATTGTATTTGAAGCATTTCCTAAATCGACTTGCTTAATATTTGGAGCATCTCCTTTTGTATAAGACGGATAACGAATAGTAATATTATCACCATAAAATATTCTTGCAGCATTAAAATTACCAGCCGAACCGTTAACTATACCTATATTTTCAAAAGTAGATTTTGTAAGTATAAACGCTGTATTGCCACCATTTAAATTCGCTACAACGCCTCTAACTGTACCTGTATAACCTTGAGCATCAACAACAATATCTTTAATATGTATATCTGTTGGAGCGATTGTAGCTGAAGCTAACATCGTGCCTAGATCTCCTCTGGAAATATCATTGCTACCTGTTATATTTATTAGGTGTGGTCTAAAATCTGCTGCGGTTTGTTCAAATGCCTCATCTATTGTTAATGTAGCATCACTTATATAAACATTTCTTGAAGCGGTAATATTTACCATGGAAGTAGTCATATCGTTTCCATGTCCCGACAGCAAACAAGTTAAATTATTA